ACATTTACTCCCCTTTGCCCAAGGTAGGCCATTACTCTTGTTGGGACAGGAAAGGAGACTTGATAATGAGATGTCAGAGATGGTTGAAGGATTCTAGCCTTCAAATCTGACATAGTATATTTCTTTGGGCCTACTATTGCCATCTATAAATAGTACTACTGATATATTATGTATGTGACAAATGGGAGAAAGTTTAAAGTCACGATACAAACCATCTAATCCTGAAAAATATGTTGGCAATCCCAACAACATAGTTTGTCGTTCTTCATGGGAACGAAAGTTTTGTCACTGGGCAGACTTAAATCCAGATATTGTACAATGGGCAAGTGAAGAAGTTGCCATTCCATATTTGTCTCCTTTAGACCATAAAGTTCATCGCTATTACCCAGACTTTTTGATTAAGGTAAAAGAACAAAATGGTGGAACTAAAACTTACCTAGTTGAAATCAAACCAGAAAAACAAACAAAACCTCCGAAGAAAGGTAATAGAGTCACAAAATCATTCATATATGAAACTAAAACTTGGGCAGTAAATCAAGCAAAGTGGAAAGCTGCAGACGAGTTCTGTAAAGATCATGCGATTCAGTTCAGAGTTATCACAGAAAAAGAACTTGGAATCAAGCAATGGCACTAGAAGGTTTAGAGTTAGATCGAACACTCGAACTCAAAGATAAAGTTGGTAACTCAAATGATGCTGACTTTATCATGGAAAATATTATTGAACTTTTTACAGAACAAGAGTTCATACCTGACGTAGGGCAATATTATACATTCATATACTCTCCTAAGAGCCCAGAGATTGTTTATGACCAATATCCCCTAGTTGCTGTGACCAGTATTCATTCATGGGGATTTCGTGGCATCAACTATCATTGGAGGCAACCTAGACAATATGCTTGGAATGAAGTGGTAGGAAGACTTCACTTAGTTCATCCAAAAGAGATTGGATATCTAAGAGAACTTTCTTATGAAAAAATCGTCAATAAATAAGTAAAAAAGATCTATCTGAAAATGCCAGACATATCTAAAAATATGCCATACGTGATTAGTGGTATCACTATACCTGGCACTTTAACTGTCACTACTGAAACTGGTGAGTCTACATGGACTGCAAAAGGACAAAGTGTTCCTACTTTTGTATCCAAAACAAGTGTTAATTTTCAATGGAAAGAATATGCACCTGGTGAATCAGTAACAGATCTAGTGAAACTTGTACCTAGTATTGGACAACCTCCAGCAGAGGCTGCAAAATACAGAGAAAGAAGTGGCAATAGAATCACTAAAAGTGCAACTCAAGATCTTAAAGATACTATTTTGATTGACTTAGCAACTAACGGATAGGAAAAATGCCATCTAGTTTTAATGGATTCACTGCTGCTGCTCAGGGTATTACTCTGTCTAGTACTCCTAGTCCCAGTCAATCATATCCATTTCCAACGACAATAAACGTTGGGTCAACAGGATATGAACTTGCTCAACAAGGAGTAAGTCTTTCACCTAACTCAGAGACTATAGCAAGTAATGCATCTCAAAGTCTTGCTCAACAAGGTGCTCAAGGAATAACAGCAGGTTCATTAAGGTATCCAAATACTAACTGGCCATCTAAACAAGATTATATTTTGTTTACTGCTCTTGAATATGGGAAAACTGACTTTAATCTTACAGGAGGAAACGTTGGATTTTCACAAAGAAACTTTAAACCACTAAGTCCAACTGTAATACTTCCTATTCAAAATAAAATCCAAGATCAAAATTTAGTTAACTGGACTGGACAAACATTAACTCCGTTACAAGTTGCGGCAGCTGGTCTCTCTGCAAAAGCAATCACTGGAGACGATGCTGATGCAGCAGTAAAAAGTTTAACTTCAACAATAACAGATCCAGAAGTTAGAAAAGCGATTGATTATATGTTTGCGGAAAAAGCATCTTCTGCAACTGGATTACTCTCTCGTCTAGGAGGATCTATCGCTAACCCTAACTTAGAACTTTTATTTCAAGGACCTGAACTGAGACCATTTTCGTTCACTTTTATAATGTCAGCAAGAAATCCAGATGAAGCAACTCAAATTAGAAGAATCATTCGATTCTTCAAACAGAATATGGCAGTTAAAAGAACTTCAATTAATGTATTCTTAAAGTCTCCTAATGTTTTTAGGATTCAATATAAAAGTTCAACAGCAAATGGACTTCACCCCAGTATCAATAGAATCAAAGAATGTGCCTTACAGAATCTATCAGTTGATTATACTCCAGCAGGAACATATTCAACGTTTAATGATTCAAAAAGCACTATGACTGCATACAGTATGACAATGACATTCACTGAACTTGAACCAGTATTTGCTGATGAGTATACGAACGTTCCAACAGACGAAATAGGATTCTAAAAATGGCAGGTTATTTTTCTAGAGTTCCAAACTTTGATTATATTAGCAGAGGTGCTAATGCAAAGAATATTGGAGACTACATCACCACTAAAAATCTATTCAAAAGAGTTAAACTTCGTGATGATGTAATCAACACGGTTACATATTTTACTGATTACAATGTTCTTTATGATGATCGCCCAGATAACGTTGCATATAAAGTTTATAATGATGAGAATCTAGATTGGTTAGTGTTGCTTGCAAATAATATCATCAATGTTCAAGATGAATGGCCTTTGACACAAAAATCATTTGATAACTTTTTGTTAGAAAAGTATGGTACATATGATATTGTTAACAGTGTTCATCATTACGAAACTTATGAGGTAAAGAATACTATCGGCAGTATTATTGTTCCTCAAGGAATGCGAGTTTCCTCTGATTTTTCAATCACATATTTTGATCCATTAGTGGGTGGAGCAAATGGATCATTACAAACTGCCACGAATATTACATATCCCGTTACTAATCTTCAGTACGAAGAAGATCTTCAAAATAAAAAGAGAAGGATCAGAATCATCAAACCAGAATATCTGAATCTAATCTTTGATGATCTCAGTAAGATAATGCCGTATAAAAAAGGATCTACTCAGTATGTGAGCAGATCCTTAAAGCGTGGCGAGAACCTAAGAATATTTACCTTCTAATCAATTACCTCGTTGAACTTCACAACCAGCGATTGCACCTGTTACAACACCAACTGGTACTGACCAAACCATCGCATCTGGTTTAGATACTCCAGCAGCAATACCACCACCTAGAATACCTCCAAGAATAGATCCTCTAACACAGTTACGATTTTGAGAAACTGGAGGTGGAGTAGTTAATGGTTGACGATAAGTAGATCTTTCACAAGGAACTTTCACTTCGTCATAATACTGCTTTACATATCCAGGATTATCCACTGTACCAGGAACATATTCTTCACGATAAACTTTTTTGATACAAGTTTGAGATGAAGACCATCCAGGTTGTGAATAAGTATACCTATGGTCTGCAAATGCTGCAGTAGGGAAAAGAACTACGAGAGTTGCTAGAAGGAGTTTCATCAGGATTCTGCTAGACGTTGAAAGTAACTGAGAGCATCATCTTCATCCTCATCATCTGAGGACACTTGCTGAACTGGAGCAGGTGCTTTACTCTTACGATAAGAGTTTTCCAGTTCTTCCATCACATTATCTTCCTGAGTTTTAGTTTGAACAAACTCTTCGTAGACATCTTCTTCAGCAACCTGAGAAGCACGAGAAGTCTTGTTACCCAGAACATAATCAAGACGCTTTTTCAATGCATCATAATCCTTGAACTGATCAGGAGCAACTACTGCAGCAAGAGAAAACTCTTTCTTCCAGATTGCTTCCATAGCGTCATCATCATCCAGAAGAACACTGGGAGATTCAAACTCAGATTTGTCATAGTTCCAATAACCATCAACCTTACGGATCTTCAGTTTGAAGTTAGCACCGCCCCAAAAATCAAAGGGATTAATCGGAGTTTCATCTTCAAACTCAGGTTGCATGGCAGCCATGACTTTATCAAAGATCTTCTTGCCATACTTGAACAGGAAGACTTTACCTTCATTCTGAGGGTTAACAGGATCCTTCACAACATAAACGTTGGAGTAGTAAGACAGTTTGCGCTTCTGCTTGCGAACAGTCTCCTTATCTTTATCGCTACCACTGTTCCACAGTTCACGATTGTATTCAGAAACAGGATCCTTCTGATTGAGAGTGGTCAGAGAGTTTTCAATGTACCAACCACCAGGACCTTGGAAAGCATGAGAGTAGATCTTCGCCCAGGGAAGATCTTCACCTTCGGGGGCAGGGAGGAAACGAATCACAGCGAAACCGTTACCAGTTTTATCCAGTTCAGGTTTCCAAAGGCGATCATCCACAGAGGATGATACGTTATTCATTTTCTCAACTTCTTTGACAAGTTTAGAAGTCAAAGAACCCAGAGAAGATTGCTTTTTAAGATCGGAAAAAGAAGACATAGGATTACCTCGGATTTGTACGTATTTGGCTTTTGTGTACCCATTTATTCTACAGGTCGGACCCTGCTTTGTCAATCTGGTTTTTCATCAGGTCGATCATGGACTCCATGTTTTTGAACAAGGTGTTCATGTCAGCACCTTTTTGAAGACCCATCATTTCAGCACTTAAGAGAATCTGATCCTTCATCTGAATAGCTTCTGGATCATCAGAAAGAGATAGGCGAGTATACAAGATCTTTTGTACTCCCAGAAGTTCTTGAAGCATTTCAATATGCTTAAGTTTCTGCTCCTTATCCATTTGATAGAAAGAAAAGACACTTTTATAAATGTCTTCTTGAAGTTCAGAAATTCTTGCCATTTCTGATCTTACGATTTCGGAGTTAAAGAATCCCATTATTCTCCTACAACAATCTCTTTTAGTGTTTTTTTAAAACGGAATACATCTATATGTAGGAAAGGTGAATATTTTTTCATTTTTAAACTGACGGTTTCCCACACTGGATCGGAAAGTTTCTTATCAAAATCGTTCCCGAACAGGAATATTCTATCATATATGACTAGGGTTTCCAGGCTAATGTTCCCGCTCAGGAACTTCTTTAGAACTGGAGGATGTCCTTTAGAACAATCAAAAATATCATCTACCTTGTTTTCAGAAAACAAGTTTGTAGATTCTTCTTTAAACAAATATGAAAGAGATTGAACTTTTCTTTGCCACTCTTTGTAGTTTGTTTCTCCGTTGCGAATGATATCCCCAATCCACAAGGACTGAGGATCAGTGCAACACACAAAGTTAGCAATGAAAAAATCTAGAATTTCCTTATCACTCTTTTGCCTAGAAAGTTTTTCAAACCAAAAACGATCCTTCCTTTTATAGAAGGATTGTACAGTCGCACGACTCTTTCCACAATACTTGTGGTAATCGTAGTTCTTGCGAGTGAAATGGTTTTTTAGTGAGAGGTATGTTTTATAGGTATCAAATGGTCCCACTTTGAACATGATTTAGAATACAAGTTTTGCACGAGAAGTTCTCTTTAGAAAGTTAAGATCAATCGCATTTGATTTGATCTTTTCTTTCAGTGGTTTAGAGATTAACTTCGGCACAGATTCTAACTCAATATTGTTCTTTTCGCAAAAGAAGATGATTGCATCAATATAATTCATTTCTGTATTTGTTTTGACGATCAACTCAATCTCTTGAGCAAACTTAGTAGGACAAAAGAACTTACTCTCTAGGGCTTTTTCTAGTTCATTTTCCATATTGTTCCAGTTTATCCCCAACAAACTTTCTAATGTATTGGGTGAGTAGTTTGATGTACTTTGATTTGTTTCGTTCTTCATAGACGACACATTCTCCATTTTCACAAGCCATGATGATTACAAGTTTTTTGACTGGGATGCCAGTCAGTTCATATAACATACATCCATATGCCATACATTGAACAAAGTAGTGTTCAATCCACTCTCGTGGTTTGGGTTTCTTAGATGTTTTGAAGTCTATGATTGAAAGTTCTCCATCATAATCAGCAATACAGTCCACTGTACCTGCGATACCTAACTGTTTACTATAGAGAGAACCTTCAAGAGCACGTATGTTATTTATCTTATTGAGTTCTGGTTTTGCAATCTTAAATAAGA